GGGGCGCTTGCCCTGCCATGAAATATTGAAATCATGAAGAATTTATCCGACAAACTCAAACACCCAATAATAGAGGAAAGAGATTCGAGCGTCAATGATGAGACGCTTAAAATCATAGAGGCTAGGAATCATCTGAATAACCAATCACAGAAAATCCGGAAGGAAACAGCTTGTGATTTTTGCAGATTACTTCCGTGCTGGTTTGAACAAAAACACGTAGACAAAGACTTCTGTGACAGGTTTAGGCTCTTCGACACTAGCAAGAGGATAGCGAATGCGCGTGCGCTTGCTCTCTACGAGCGAGAACTGCGGCGGTTCAAGCGGCTGCTAAATTCGGTGTCAAAAGACGGAGTTGGAGGAGATTTAATATCAGTGGGCGGCAGTCTTGCGGCCTTCAAAAAAGCATTGGAAGATGAGCTATGACGAGGCATTGAAAGCTCTTGCAGCGTGGCAGCAAGGTGTCACAGGCAAAACGCGCAAACGGCAAGAGCACGCGGAGGACGACTTGCAGATGCAGTGCGTCAGTTGGTTCCGCCTGCAATTCCCGCAGCTGGCGCGGCTGCTTCACCACTCCCCCAACGGAGGACGGCGAGACGCACGCGAGGGCGCAAGATTCAAGCAGATGGGCACGCAGGCAGGCTTCCCCGACCTGATACTGCTGGTCGCGGCGAAAGGCTACCATGCGCTGCTGCTGGAGCTGAAGACACGCACAGGGCGGCAGCAGGACAGTCAGAAGGATTACCAGAAGCGCGTCGAGGAGCAAGGGTACAGGTACGTGGTCATTCGTTCTTTTGACCAGTTCCGCGAGACGATAAAGGACTATCTCATCGTAAGCGGTTAAGTTTCAATTAACTTACTTTACTTACTTTTTGTTAACTTTGTAAAAAAATAAACCAGAAAATGAAAACAGGACACCAAAGAATAGCCATTGATCTGATAGAGATGAACACAGGACAGATTGCCGGACTGCCGTCCAACCCTAGGCAGTGGACCAAGGCGCAGTTGGACAAGCTGAAGGCATCAATCGAGGAGACTCCGGAGCTTCTGGAGGCGCGCGGCTGCATCGTCGACTACCACGAGGGCAAGTATGTCTGCCTCGGCGGTAACATGCGCTATGCGGCGTGCAAGGCTCTGGGCATGTCCGAGGTGCCGTGCTATGTCGTGCCGGAGGGAACAACCATCCTGAAGAAGAAGGAGATTGTGGCGAAAGACAACGTCTCCATGGGTGAGTGGGATTTTGACGCGCTGGCGAACGAGTGGAGCGACATGGACTTGGAAGGATGGGGCGTTGCCATACCGCCTGAATGGGGAGAAGTATGCGGCGAAAATAAAAAAGAGCTGACAGAAAGAGAGGAAATAGAGAGGAAGAAAAAGGAATTTGAGGAGAGAATTGCGGCAGGTGAGATGAGAGAAGAAGACGAAGAATATCAGGCCTTTTTAGCGAAATTCCAAGATGCTAAAACTACAGATGACTGCTATACGCCGCCGAATATATACGAGGCTGTAGTGTCATTTGTCGTCAAGACATACGGCGTAAAGGAAAAGGACTTTGTCCGTCCATTTTACCCAAATGGCGATTATCAGAATGAGAATTATCCGCACGATTGCGTTGTTGTAGATAATCCGCCATTTAGTATTCTTGCAGAAATAATTTCGTTCTTTGAGAAGAACAAAATTAAATACTTCCTATTCGCACCAACACTGACACTCTTTTCTTCTTCTTCTTCTTCTTCTTCTTCTACTGCATTGCCAATAGCGGCATCGGTAAGGTATGAAAATGGCGCAAACGTTAATACTAGCTTTTTGACAAATCTTGAGCCGCGAAACATTCGGGCGCGTTCTTGTCCTGAATTATACGCATTAATGAAAAAAGCGAACGAGGACAACTTGCGGAAACAGCAAAAAGAGTTGCCGAGATATGAGTATGACAAGCACGTGGTAACCTCTACAATGGTAGCTCAATTTTCACGCTATGGAATTGACTTCGTTGTGCCTCGTGATGAAAGCGAAAGAATAGGGGGGCTTGATTCGCAAAAGAAATTCGGCAAGGGCATTTTCGGAAGTGGGTTTTTAATTTCAGACAGAGTGAAGGCAGAACGTGAAAAGGCGGAACGTGAAAAGGCAGAACGTGAAAAGGCGGAACGTGAAAAGGCGGAACGCTGGGAATTATCCGAAAAAGAGTTGGCGATAGTCGCAAGGCTTAACGCCGCACGAGAAAATTGAATAAACAAAAAAAGATATGGACAATCAGAGGACAATAACTGAAGAGCAGTTTATGGAGCACTGCGACGAGAGCTTGCGGCAGCTGGCGCGCGAGGTGCGGGGCTGCGGCTTGTCTGTGTATCAGATAGCGAAGCAGTCAGGGCTGACATGGCGGACGGTCAAGAAGGTGACCGATGGCATCCCCGTGAGGTTCGACACGGCGGAGCGCATACGCTTCGTCATGCAGCGGAACGCATCAACCGCTATCGGCAATTAATCGGGGAGGATTTGCCATGGGGAGACCAGGGAACAAGAACATCGCCAACATCGGCAGGGAGACGCGGTTCAGCAGCACGAACCAGCCGAAGAAGAAGGGCCGTCGTCCGAACATCCTGACGAAGCTGAAGTCCATCGGCTTGAGTCACGACGACATCCGCACGATACTGGAGAACATCCTGATGGCGGACAAGAACAAGGCGTCCGAGATGCTCCAGGATCCGGAACTTCCGCTGTTGCTGGTTGGTTATCTATCCGCCCTCATCAAGGACATAAAGAAAGGCAGCAGCATAACCTTGGACAGCATCGTCGACAGGCTGGACGGCAAGGCCACGCAGAAGGTCGAGGCAGACGCGACACTTCGAGATGCGCAACCGCCAGCCATCTATTTCGGAGAGGAAGAAGAGCAAGAACAAGAAGAAAACGACAAAGAGGATTAATGCTATTTTCGCCGAAATACAAGCCGCTTTTCAAAGTCATGCCGGAAGTGCGTTACTTCCTTGTTAAGGGAGGGCGCGCATCCGGCAAGTCCTATGCCGTGAACACATCCCAATGCGTGAGCACCTACCGCGACCCCTATAATATCCTATTCGCTCGATATACCATGACATCTGCGGAGGTGTCTGTAATTCCGGAGTTCCGCGACAAGGTCGTGGCGCTTGAGCTTGAAAACCACTTCCGCGTGAAGGCTGCTGACATCGTCAATCTATCGACCGGAGCTAAGATTCTGTTCAGGGGTCTGCTCGCAAGCTCCGGCAATCAGGTCGCGAAATTGAAATCATTGCAGGGCATCAAGACATTCGTGCTGGACGAGGCTCAAGAGTTGACAGACCCTGACCTCTTCGACACGATAGACTTTTCTGTCAGACTTCCAGACGCGCCGAATACCGTGGCGCTGTCGTTCAACCCTACGGACGTGCACTCCTGGATTTACGAGCGATTCTACCGGAATGTGCCGGAAGGCTTCAATGGCATCATCGGAGACGTCTGCTACATCTCCACGACATACCTAGACAATATCCACAATCTTAATCCTTCAATCATCCGGCAGGCGCGCAAGATGGAAGTGGAAGTGCCGGAAAAGTACCGAAACATCTGGCTCGGAGAATGGGCCACGCTGTCGGAAGGCATCATATACAAGCGCTGGAAGGAGATTAGCCTGAACGACTTCCCTAAAAATCTGCCTTGCTTCTACGGCATCGACTGGGGCTACGCCAACGACCCGACGGCGGTCGTCTGCTGTGCCTATGACATCGACACGAAGACCATCTACCTGCGCGAGGTCTGCTACCAGCCGAAGCTGCTCGCTGGGCATATCGCCCGGATCATCTACGAGGATATGGAGGCGTTTGGCGTGGACCGCGAGGCTGACATCTACTGCGACCCTGCTCGACCGGAGCACATTGGCGAGCTCCGCATGAACAACCTCTGCGCCATGCCGGCGGACAACAGGAACAAGGAAGGGCGAATATCATACTTGCAATATTTCTCCGTCAAGTATGTCGGCGAGCACATCAGGTGGGAGAGTGACCGCTACTCCTGGAAGCCGGACCCGAAGGACCGGAGCCGCTATTTGAGCATTCCACAGGACGGCAACGACCATCTCATGGATGCCATCAACTATGCATGCGTCACGAAGCTCCGATACCTCGGGCAGACGAACGTCATCGGCGAGGGGTAACGGAATGCGCTCCAATCCCCAGGATATAGCGTGTTTTAGCGCGTTTTCCGTACGTTTTAGCACGTTTTCCGTACGTTTTAGCACGTTTTCCGTACGTTTCAGCACGTTTCAGCGTGTTTCAGCACGTTTCCGTACGTTTTAGCACGTTTCAACGCGTTTCAGCACGTTAGTGCGCAAACGTGCATATATGCACGTATTAACAAATAACCCCGACGGGGTTATTTTCGGCCAAAATTGAATTATATATGTTCGGTCTAAGTCTCATATCAACCAAGGAAATACAGGCTCTGCGAAACGAAATAAAGGGCTTTTACGGAGAGGTCGGCGAGAATGCCGCCAATGTCTATCTTCAGGCTATCGCAAACTGCACGCGCGGCCTGGAGCTGCCGCCTATCACGGAGATGGACCGCATGACAATTAAGAAATTCTATCAGCAGAGCGCTCCGGTGCAGGGCGTGGTGAACTACATCGCCCGCAATGTCGGCGAAGTGATGCAGTACCTGCTTCTGACGAGGAAATCCGACGACACTCCGGTCGAGAAGCATTGGCTCGTTGACCTGCTGGCGCGGCCTAACGACCGCTTCACCCTCCGCAAGTTCGGCACCGCGTGGGCGGTCAACAAACTGCTGTACGGAGACGCCTGGGTCTATGCTCCGAAAGCCGTCGGACGCAATCTGGGCACAATCAAGGAAATGTACGTTATCCCGTCCTGGCGCATCGGTGCGCAATGGGGGCAAGATTCGGTCTTGGAGGGCGTGAGGCTGCAAGGCTTGGCGGGCGACCAGACCATCCGTTTCTCGGACGTGTTCGAGAGCTTCGACTACAACCTCGACGACCAGAGTGCATTCGGTACGTCACGCCTTGCGTCCGCATATCAGTACCTGTCAATGATGCAGAGTGGCATCTTGCGCGAGGACATCGCGCTGAAGAACGGCGGCGTCACCAACATAGTGACACCTCCGCAGGACAAGCTGACCGGCATCACGCGACCGGCTGAAGGAGACCAGCTGGAACGAGACTTCAACTCAAAAGACAACTTCGGCAAGACGAAGGTGCTGCGCTTCCCTATCGACGTGAAGACGCTGGGAAACGCTCCTGTGGACTTGGCCATTCTGGAGAGCCACAAGGAAGCCGTCACGGCGCTGTGCTTCGCTTACAACATTCCGGTGGACCTCTACTACGGGCAGAGCAAGTACGAGAACGCAAAGGAGGCAAAGAAGACCATCTTCGAAATGAACGCGGTGCCGATGGCCAACGAGTTCGCCGAGGATCTGCTGAACTATTGCGGACTATCCAAGGAATTCTCGCTGGAGGTGGACACGCAGAGGATAGACGTGCTTCAGGAGAAGCCGGCAGACGCGCTCGACGCTCTCGACAAGATGAACGCATCGGTGAACGAGAAGCGCGAGGTGATGGGATACGAACCGATACCCGAGGACTGGGCCGACAAACCGATGATACCGATGGGCATGCAGTTCGGCAACGAGGCTGCGGACATTGACATAAACGAGCTGGCGGGTAATGCGTAGGCGGATAAGTCCAGCAATGCGCAGACATCTTGACTATCTGCGACTGAAGGCCTTGCGTATCGCACAGGCCTATGAGTCGCGCCTCAAGCGTCTGCGGCGCGCGGAGGTTCGGCGCGTCCTCGGCTTGTGCAAGGACTACGACCCTAGCGAGTGGGCGGGCGTCATTGACACGAACCTTTCGGAGCCGTACCTGCAGCAGATCGAGCGAGGCCTGATACTTTCCGTGGGGCTGCCGCACGCGCAGAGCGTGGTGCGCGACATGAACAGGAAAAAGGCGGAGGACAGCGAGGTGCTGAAGAGCATGTGGATGTCCTCGCTGGAGCAGTACGCCAACGAGCGCGTCGGTGACCTGATAGTGTCCGTGTCCGGCACGCTGAAGGAGAACCTCATCAAGATTCTGCAGGCCAAGATGGCCGATGGCGTCACCGGCATAGAGAAAGTGACGCTTGAGGTGTACAAGGAATACAACGAGCTGGCATTGTGGCAAGTCCGGCGGATAATTCAGACGGAGGCCATGATAGGGCTCGGCAAGGCCGGAGACGTGGCCGCGCGCACCCTCGACGTTAAGTACACCAAGCAGTGGAGCGTCAGCGGCCTGGGAAATTCCAGGGAGACGCACATCGAGGTGGACGGCGTGATCGTAGGACAGGACGAGCCGTTCAAGGTCGGCCGAAGCTACCTCATGTACCCGCACGACACGAGTATGGGCGCCGAAGCTGGAGAAATAATTAATTGCGCATGCGCAGTGATGCGCGTGCCGATGTGATTCCATAACTTTGTTTTTAGTTTTTGGGGATTCCGTTTTTTCGGGATTCCCTTTTCTTGTGCCGCAAACGTGACTATATGCACATTTAAGCGCCTGCCATTCACGCGGTTAAATTCATGCGTAAATCTCAATTAACAATGGCATTGCAGTATAAATCACACGCTGGCGGCATCGAGGTGAAATCGAAAAAGGACGACGGCACGCTTTCCATCCGTGCCTACGCCCTTGCGTTCGGCAATATCGACAGCTACGGCGACATCATCAAGACAGGCTCATGCGACAAGTGGCTCAGGTCCGAGGACAGCAAGCGCTGCGCACTCTGTTATCAACACGACATTCGCAACGTAATCGGCGTAATCACCGAGAAGGGCGTCGACGACAAGGGGCTCTGGATAGAAGCAGACATCCTGCCGACACAACAGGGCAAGGACGTCCAGATCCTTATGCAGGCCGGAGCCATCAAGGAGTTCTCCATCGGCTACTACGCGGACACATACACCTACGGCAAGGAAGACGGCCAAGACGTGCGATATCTGGAGGAAATCAGCATCGTCGAGGTGTCGCCGGTGACACGCGCGGCCAATCCGCTGGCCACCCTCACGGACATGAAGGCGGAAGACATGGCAGGCTCGCTGGCGGCAATGCCGGAGGCGCAGCTGTCCTCACTCCACGATGCGGTCGAGGAGGAAATCGCAAAGAGAATAATATCAAAACTATAATTAAACCCTACTAACATGACAGAAATCGAAAAGAAAGCGCAGGAGCTCCAGGGCAAGATGGAGGCTGCGGAGACAAAGGCCGAGAATGCAGTCAAGGAGGCTGCCGCAGCAAAGGCGAAGGCCGAGGAGACCGAATCCAAGCTGGCAAAGGCAGAAGAGGCGCTTGAAGAGCGCAAGAAGGAGGCAGAGAACCTCGACAAGACCATCCAAGAGCAGCAGAAGGCTATCGAGGACCTCGGCAAGAAACTGAAGGAGAGGGGCGAAAAGTCCTTCGACGTCGTTCTCCGTGAGTTCATGGATGAGCACAAGGAGGAAATGGAGACATTCGTCAAGAGCAAGACCTACGGCGGTCTTTCATTCAAACTTGCGACCGCAAACATCACCAACACATCGCTGGCCGTCCAGCTGGACCCGAACATCCACGCTGACAAGCTGGCCGCCAATGCGTTCCTCACCACCTTCCCGAGAATCACCAGAACCGGCAACTCCATCGAATGGCTTGAGGGTTCTGACACTGACCAGACCGACTACGTGGGAGAGTTCGAGGAGGCGACCAAAGCAAACAGCTACGCCGTGTCCGGAAAGACGCGCAAGTTCGCCAAGATCGGCTCGTTCATCGAGGTATCGTCCGAGGTTGCGGACTGGTTTAATGCCGTCTACCAGTGGGCGCGTACTCGCGGAATCGCTCGCATCCTCCGCAAGGCGGACGAGCTCATCTGGAAGGGAGACGGAGAGGACGCTGCCAAGCCGTTGCACGTCTACGGCCTCAAGACTTCCGGCAGCACCGCATTCGCCGCTACCGGCGCAAAGTATGAGAATGCGACCATCGCGGACGTCATTCTCGACGCCATCGCTCAGGCAAAGGCAAACGGCTACTCTGCCAACGTGGCAATCGTGCCGACGGCAATCGAGGCTCAGATTCGCGGCCTGAAGGACAAGAACGGAAACTACCTCTTCAATCAGGTCACCGGCATGTTCGGACAGGTCCGCGTCATTACTTCCGACCAGCTCGCGGCAACCGAGATCCTCGTAGCCGACACCTCATGCGTCGAGGTTATCGACCGCGGAGACTACGAGATGGAACTCGAAAGGGTCGCAGGCAAGGACGGATGGAGAGTCTGGCTGCGCAAGTCCTTCCAGGTCAAGGTTCCAGGACCGGAGAAGAAGGGCATCATCTACGTTGCTAACGCAACCACCGCGATTGCAGCGATTGCTCAGGCAGCAGCCTAATGCCTGCTGAAATCAAACGGCCGGAAAAGCCGAACGTTCCGAAGATAGGAGAGGTCGTCGTGTGTGAGGTGGTAAAACCGCACGACGGCATTCCTTCCGGAGAACGGCGCAAGGTCCGCGTGGACGCGGTCGTGAAGTATATGATCAAGGAAGGCTTCTGGAAGATAATTGGATAAATCACATGCTCATAGTCAAGAAAGTAATAGACGACAGACGCTCATATCTGCTTCCGCAACTCAAAAGGTATGCGGGAGCAGTTGACGATACGCAGGACGCAATATTGCAGCAGATGCTGATTACTGCTGCCCTGGAGATTCAGGAGCACGCGGACGTCAGCATCCTGCCGTGCGAGCTGGAGCTGCACGTGGACAGGAACACGTCACGCGACATCCGGCTCTACCAGACACCTGCGGAGGTGTTGTCCGTGACTTCCGCTGACGGAGCAGTCGTTGATTACACCACGGACGGCAGACACGTGCGCACAGCGGGCGTTTTGCCGTCTCTCGTGGTCAACTATACCACCGAGCCGAGAGAAGCCGAATACGGGCGCCTTTTGCCGCTTGTGTTCCAATATGCGACAGCCCTGTACGACGGGCAGACTGACGAACTAATCAAGATCATAGCGCAATGTTAAGACAACCGAGAAACGCGAGGACATACACGCAGCCGATAGAGTTGCTGTTTGCTGAACCGCACACGGACGAATACGGGCATGTCAGCCTTGGCAAGCCGAGCGTGGTGCTCCGCGTTTTTGCATCGGTCGAACAGATGAGCGCCACGAAAGCAATGATGACGTTCCAGCAGGCAGACGTCGTGGGCGTGGACATCGAGATGCGGTGGACGGCGGCCAAGTTCAACGGCATACGCTGGCAAGGCCACGATATCGTGTTCTCGCAGCCGGAAAACGTAGGCATGCGCAACCGGATAATGCGCATATCAGGATATTACCAAGTCGACAACCCCTGACGCGGAGGAGCCATGGAGCAGGACGGATTCATTGTCGAGAATTTTCCGGAGCTGAAAAAGGCATTCGGGAAGCACACGGCTGAAGTCAGGAGGGTGTGCGACGAGGCGCTGTCAAAGGGTGCGATGTCCATCATATCCGAGGCGCAGCATAACCTGCGGATGAACGGCACGAACACCACAGGACTGCTGTCCAACAGCGGACGCGCGGAGAAGCTGGGCAGCTGCGACTATCAGGCGGGCTTCTTCTCCGAGGAACAGGGCAGAGGCTATGCCGAGTACGTGGAGAACGGCCGCAAGGCAGGCAAGATGCCGCCGCCGAAGATACTGACGGCATGGGTGAGGAAGAAGCTCCGGATCCGAAAGGATAAGCAGGCGGCCTCCGTCGCTTTCTTGATAGCGAGGAAAATCGCGAAGAAGGGCACAAAGGCGCAGCCGTTCTTCGGTCCGGCAGTCGCATCACAGCAGAAGGTCATATACAACGAAATAAAGACGGCATTAATGAAGATAATCAACATGGGCAAATGATAGACATCAACAAGAGCATACAGGCATGTGACGAGCTTTTCCGTCACCTGACAAGAGCAATGCAGCGCAAGGGCGTATTTGTCGGCAGCACCGCCGGCTATCCGCGCGCGGAGATTGCGTCAATCAACGAGCAGAGCGGCATCGACAAGGGCGGTGACGTGCGTCAGATACTCGTGTCCATTGATTCGATGTCGAGCAGGAGCCTCGGCGAGGCGCTGGCAATCAGTCAGAGGAATCTGGACCTCATCAAGGAGGCAGAGGACACTACTGACAACTTCCGCATTCTGGGCGTGACCGAAAGCACCGCACAGACGATGGAAGACATGACGGAGACACAAGCCGTCCTCTATCGCGTGATTAATAGTTTAACTTTTTATATAGCAGCTAAATAAATATGCCAAAATTAGGAAATGCGAGGAAATTCTACCTCACGACAGGAAAGACGGGCGGCACCTTCACATGGCTGAAGGGCGAGCAGAACAACAGCTTAAACCGCTCGGCAGAAGCTATCGAGGTGAGTGACAAGTCCAACGACTGGGCACAATTCATTTCGGGAAAGAAGGGCGCGACCGCTTCGGTGATAGTCTTCACGGACGACACAGGGTCAGAGCCCCAGCACAAGATGATCAGTTGTCTCCACAATGGGAAGCCGGTGTACGGCTTCATCGGCGAGCTGTCAGGAGACGGCGCGACGACACCGACGGAGGGTGACATCTTCGAGGCTATCATCACCGGAATCTCGGACACCAACGACTACGGCGCGGTTGCGTCTCGTTCGATGGACCTGACAATTACAGGAGCGCCGACACACTATCCGGCAATAACGGAGGAGTAGCATGGCGGCGGTTCTGGTCATTGAACTGAAGAAAGGCGTGGCGGTTAATGTTCTGATTACGCCGCGCCTTTTTGTTTACAAGGGACGCCAGGGCGTCACCTTGGAGGCTGACGGGGAAAACATCCCCGCCGTCATGTCGCTGTATGCTGACGTGCTGTATTGCGGTGCGCTGAACTGGTGGGAGCTCTCCGGCAAGGATGCGGACGAGTTCGAATACAAACGCATGGACTTCCACGTCTGGGCAGCCGAGCATCCGGACGAGTTCGGGCGCATTGTCGCAAAGGCCGTGCGGCTGCTGTCAGGAAAGAGCCTTGCGGAGCTGACGGACGAGGCAAAAAAGAAGCAGGACGCAAAAAAAAAATCTCTGTGTGGCTGGATTACGCGGATATTGAGGCGTTTCTGGTGGGGAGGTGCGGCAAGAGTGAGGAAGAAGCGGGATGGGTCAGCATGCGGCAGTACATCCTCTTGCGTGAGGCGGCGGAACAGGACGAGCGGCGGAAATGGGAGCGCGCAAGGTGGCAGATGTTCCTAGCATTGCAGATGAATCCTTATGTGAAGCAGAAGCCGTCCACGCCGGCGCTGTGGGTGCCGTTTGCTTGGGAGAAGGACGCGGAAGCTGCAAGGGCACAGGAAGGAGACTGGCAAGTATCACGGAACGAACAACTGGAATTGGACAGAATGCTGGAAGATTTCATAACATCAAAAGAACATGGGAAAGATAGGTGACCTCTGGGTCAAGTTGAAACTCAAATCGGACGAATACAAGAAAGGGCTGGACGAGGCACAAGGCAAGACGCGGTCGTTCTCGGACAAGATAAAGAGCTTGTCCGTCACGGCCGCTGCCGTATGGGGAGCTATTGGTGCTGCGGCAACAAAAATGGCTCTCGACTTTGTCAAATCCTCGCAAACCATGGGTGACCAATGGGACATTCTTATGACGCAAGTCTCCACACGCTTGCAGCAGATACGTGCGGAATTCAACAGAGAGATAGCAGCGAACGGGTGGTTCAAAGGCTTTTTCAAGGCCTTTTTTTCCGACACAACGGAAGTCGAAGCTATGGCTGTCGGTAAGGCTCTGTCTCAAGCCAAGGACGCCATGACGGAGATAGAGTATGCGTTCAGACTGAACATGGAGCAAACCGGTCCGAAACTTCACGAACTATATCTCAAAATGATGAATTCCGCGCTCTCTGCTTCTGATAGAGAGGCAGCGGCAAAGGACTACCGCAAGGAGGTAGAGGACATCTACGCGCCGCGAGTGAAAGGAATTAAGGACATCCTAGACAAGACTGTCCAGCAATATCTTGTGTTAGGCGGGATATCTCCGAATAAGTATAGCACCGAGAAGGTTGTAGACCTCATCAAGATGATGGGTTCAGATCCGGCCAAAGTTGAGCGCGAGTATAGTGATTTCTTCGCTGGTTATCAGAACATTGGCGACGACATCTCCGGCAATCTCGTGTCCACTATGGAGGCGTACTATAACACTACCAATGAGATGAACGACATGCTGAAGCGTGCCGACCGCACGGCGCAGTCAATGGAGAATACAGGACTTGACGACATCATCAAGAAGCTGGGCGCCGCCAAGGACGGCATGGCGGACTTCCGCGCCCAGGTCGCAGAAGAAGCGGAAGTGATGGCCGCCGACGAGGAGTTCCAGAAGATGGCCGACCCTCTGGAAGAGTTCGAGCGCACGCATGACGAGGCGTTGAGCAACATGACGGAGAAGCAGCGGATATTCGCGGAGTTCGCACAGGAATATTACGAGAAGGCAGCCAAGGCTACATGGGAATATCAGCAGAGTCAGGAGGCCGCACTGGAACAGGCGCAAAAGGATGCACAAGCGGCAGCGGACAAGCAGGCGGACGAGGCGGCAAAAGTTGCCGAACTTAACAAGGCGCTGACGGCAGCCATAACCGAAAGCCTATCTGACGGAACCCAAGCCTTCACAGATATGCTGTTCGGACTGGAGGGAGCGGATGCCTCCAGTATCCTGTCGGCACTCATGCAACCGTTTGCAAACACGGCTAAGCAGCTAGGAGAGATGCTTGTCGCGCAAGGCGTTGCCGTGGAAGTTTTCAAAAAATCGCTTGACAACCTGCAGGGGGCTCCGGCCATTGCCGCCGGAATGGCTCTTATAGCCATCAGCTCGGCCATATCATCAGGACTCAAGTCTCTCGGAGCGAGCGCAGGCAGCTCCGCGTCGTCGTCCGCCGCGGCAGGCTCGTCAGGCGCGGGCACAGACACGAATATCAGCACGGAAATGACAGTCTACGTCAAGGGTAAGATTTCCGGCAAGGACATACTCATATCGGGCGACAATGCCCGCAGTTATTACGGGAGGTAACATGGCGGAATATGGACTTAAATATGTGGCGAATTTCAACAGCCGAAAGGAAGCCGGCGCAAAGGCCTTCACCTTGGAGATATGGCAGAAGGATCTGCCGCAATCATTCGAGGCGAAGACTATCCGCGCATGGCGAGGGCTGACGCTTGAGGTCGACGGAGACGACGACCCTGTCTCTCCAATTCAGAAGACCATCGTGAATTTTACGCTCGTGGACGCGCCGGAAATTGCGGATGCGGCGACGGAGAAGTCTGGAGACTGGCAGGAGTTCTTCACGCCTGACAGCACAATGTATAAGGTTATCATCAAGCAAGGGATGCAATTCTTGTGGAGCGGGTTCATCACACCTGACAACTGGCAGGAATCGCTGGACTATCGCGGAGCGGTAACCATTACCGCGCGCGACAACATCGGCCATCTCCAGGACTTCGATTTCGACCTTCAGGGAGACAATGCCGGCACGGCAACGATTGCCAACCTGCTGAAGGCGGCAATCGACAAGATAGACTTCCAGATGGCTATATATTACCTTCTCGGCGAGTGGGAGTATCAGTCAGCTCACAAGTGGATATTATACGACAATTCGGAATTGGCGGACTTCCGCGTGAATGTGTCGCAGTTCGAAGGGAAGAATTGGTACGATGTCATGGAATCGGTATTGTCATCGTTGGGCCTGTTCCTCCGTTACACAGGAAACAACCAATACGTTGTGAGCCATCTGCGGTACTTGCCGTGGCTCGGGAATCCGACACAGCAGAGCACGGACGAGCAGGATGTCGTTTTCCTCGGCGGCACCCGCACATACAAGCCGGCGTATAAGCGGATAGTCGAGAATGTGAAGTATGACTTCAGCGAAGATGCGCAATATGACGCAGCGTCCGGCTTGTCATTGGAAGCAGCTACCGACACATACACGACCAACATCTCCGTAATGATTCAGGAGCGTCCGGCGACATACGCGCAGATAACGGGTGCCGTTACTCGGAACACCAATGCTGCCGCTAAAGGCTGGCAGACAGGTAACGGCTTCGGTCCATTGACTGGCAGGACATCATCCGAGTTGGACCTTGACCACGTAGCGCTATTGGCCGCAAACGAGAAAACCGCGTCAAGAGTGTTCGTCTACGACATCGACACATTGCTGGCCGGCATGAACGGCACGCTGGAGCTGCAATTCGCAGAAAGTCCTGCGATATATGCACAGAGACGTGGGCGACAACCTGAATATGTGCTGCTGACACATTCTACGACTGGAGAAAGCGGTGGAACAACGCAAAGAAAAGAATTCACTCCGCACCTGTCGTCGCTCAAGTATGCGCTGATATTCACGACTTTGGACGGCACTGAATATTACAAGACAGAAACGAGCTGGCAGCAGGGGAGCAAGATTCTTGAATATAACGAAAATCAGAATGCCGGCTCCATATCTTTCAATCTTGAGGATTCGTCCACCCTCATCGGGCAGACACTGATGCGCACGGCCGGCCGCCTGCGTCTTGTCCTGTCGGAGATATACTTCGATGTAGGAGATGCTAACGTGTTATTGACGCCGCAAGGCTGCGGAATATACATGGCTGTCACCGGCATTTCCCTGAAGGCTGAAGCTGTCGGCAAGCTGGAGTCAGACACGACCACGACCATCAACAACGACAATTACAACGTGACGGAAACGCGCTCTCCGGACATAGGGTTCCTGAGCCGTGACGTGGTTTGGCAGACGTCGCAGAACTACGGCAACGCCGTTTATTATGCGAATAGCGAGGGGCTCGTCGCGCCTGTCCTGTATCGCGTCACATGGGATGGCGTGACTTCTCCGTTTCCGGTGTTCATTCACAAGCAGATCCTCCAATACCACCGCGAGCCGATGCAGATGCTGGAGGGTGACTGCATGCCTTCGCCGGCAGGACTATGGAACTACAATGCAGTCGTCAGATACAAGGGGCATAAATTCCTGTTGCAGGGCGGCACGTATGATTTCGTTTCTGGCATCATGTCCGGAGTTCGGCTCCACGAGTTCGAGCAGTACGACGACATCTGGAGCGAGGATGCACCGGAAGTGGGCGGCGTGTGGTCCGTGACGCTGACGGAGGTTGGCCCGAACAAGATACTAGTCGTGCGTGCCCTAATCGACAGCGCCGGCATTGCCTTAAAGGACGCGAAGACCATGGCGGACAATCCACCCGCACTGGTAGGCAATAATTACACCCATGCTGAAGCACAGCGCATCCAGAAAGCGATAGCGGCGGCCGGAGGTACGGCCACCGTTGCAGAAGTGACTACTAACTAATTAATTATCATAATCATGACAGCATTAAAGAAAATACGCATCGGCACGGACGCCATCATTGCCCTGTCGGTCAACATATCCGGCAAGCCGGTGACATGGAGCGAGGGTGACATCCGTCACGTGTACGCCTTCTCGGACGTGCAGGGGCAGCCGGTGGCGGAAATGGCCCACAAGGCTGAAGGGCAGACGCTGCGCTGCACCTACGCGGCAAAAGACCAGAACTACACAGGACCTTTCCGCGTTATAGTCGAATTTGCGGACGGCAAGGCATTCTCTTCGTCGCTGGACGTTCCGGCATTCGAGATCGTCAGGACAACCGAAGAAGCGGATGCCGACACTGGAGAGGTCGTCCTGGACATTGACGGCACTATGCGCTTCTATTCATTGTCCGAGGCTATTGCCAAGATTGAGGGAGCAACGAAAGCGGCCACCGATGCGGCAGCGGCAGCTGACAGGTCTGCCGGCAATGCGGATGTGAAAGCGAAAGCAGCCAACGATGCTGCGGAAAAGGCCAATGCGGCAGCACAGGCGGCAGGAGCGACAAACACGGGCATCGCAAAGGCAGAGGAACAGCGCGTCAACGCTGAAAACGCTCGCAAAGAGGCAGAGCAGGCACGTGCTGACGCAGAGACGGCAAGAGCTTTGGCCGAGGGCAGACGCGCCGACGCGGAAGCCAAAAGGGAGGATGCGGAGGCGCAGAGAGCCGCCGGCGAGCAGTCTCGTGTGAACGCCGAAACTGGCCGTGTCAATGCAGAATCTGCAAGGGTAAAGGCGGAAAGCGCAAGAGCCAATGCCGAAGCGACAAGAGCGGCAAACGAGGAGCAGCGGAAGCAAAACGAGAACGCAAGGACATCGGCAGAGGCTGGCCGCGTGGAAGCGGAAAAAGGAAGGGTGACAGAAGAATCTGCACGTGTGGCAGAGTTCGCACGCCTAAAAAATGAATCAGAGACGGCAACCAAGAAAGCCATCGATGCAGCAGCGGAGGCTAAAGAAGTGTCCTCCGGCGTTGCGGCGCTTGAGCGCGACTTGGGGCAGTACGCGGAGCTTCCGTCAGTGGCTATGACTGCGGAGACCACAGGTAAGTATATCAACGATGACGGCGAGTTCGTGGACGATGCGGACTTCAACATCGCGGCTATCGGTGCCGTGGTCGTAGGCAATACCTACGAGCTGTACATGGGTGGAGCAGACAAGATGAAGCTGGGCGTGGCTCTCTTCGTCGCACGAATCAAGACCACGACGACATCCGGAACTGAAAGGACTGAATACGTGCCGCTGTTCTCGGCAATGAGCACCGACATACCTACGAGCGGATATGTCTGCTTCGAGTCTATGGAGGCATACTCCGACGTGCTCGTCTGCTATCGTGCCGACGTGCCGGAGGCTGCGACGCTGCTTGTTCGCCGCTATGGAACGAAGGCTTCGATTGCCACCCAAATCAACAACCTGCGGAATAAAGTGGACCTCAAGTCATTCGCGGATGGCTACTACGAGTCAATGCGTGTCGGCTCGGCTGATAACCTCACATCCAAGGGTGATGCTACGGAGGCAGTGATTATGTCGCGCAGGGCCGGAGGAGACAACCAGATTGAGGACGGAAGCGCGAGCATCAAGAGGATAAAGGGGTACAGCGTTGTGAAGAATCAAGCATTTAAGATAGATGAAAGAGCGTTGAGCGATGATTATATCAAGGTCGAGAAAAGTGGCGACACTACGATGCAGATTACGCCTATTGGCAAAACATCGCAGCCAGGTAGCACGAATTGGTCTTCCGGATGGTTGAATATTGGTAAAATAATCAAAGAACATGTCTATTATTATCGGTTAATATATACGAGAATTGCGAAGCGCGCTGATGTAGATGATTTCAACCCATCTTCAGTGTTGTTATTAGGTTTCAACACAAATATCTATACTGACGTAGAAATTGGCTCGTCGGCAATAATATGCGGTATTAACAAAGCTGCTAGCAACATAAAGATAACTATCAATGATTGCATCGTCACTGTTAAGGACCTTCAGTGCATCGACCTCACCCAGATGTTCGGCTCCGGCAACGAGCCTACGACACCAGACGACTTCGCAAAGCGCCTCGGCTATTCAAGCATTGACGATGTGCCTTTCATCCCTTACAACGAGGGGGAAATCGTGTCGTCATTCGCAGAGGGAATCAAGACGACCGACACGGAGGGGAAGGTCAGTGAGAGGAAGTGGAGCGAAACCCTGAAGAAGTACTTCCCTGATGGACTGAAGTCTGCCGGTTCGGCGTATGACGAGATTACGCCGACAAAGGCCGTGAAGAGAATAAGAAGTTTCGTTATTGATGAGACTGTAGAGATAGCCGACACTGCCAGCTCAGGAGAGTACTACAGTTTTACCTTTCTGGCGAATATGTCAGATGACCGAAAATACGGTTTGGCGAGTGCTCCCTTCTATTATCAATACAATGGAGGCTATTATTTTGATGCTTGGGCGATAGGTTTCGCAAGTGTTCGCACAATAGTCGGTTGTGTTCCCAAATCGGTAGCATCAAATACTCAAGAATTAAAGGCCTTTCTGAAAAAGCTTAAAGATGAAGGTAATCCTCTGACAGTTGTGTATCCGTTGACTTCAGACGAATATGAAGAATCCACCTACGACGAACTGAACCTCACGGAGCAGGTTTCGGAAGGCGGAACGGAGGAGGCGATAATCGTGGACGGCAAGACATCCACGCCTCTGCGTGCGGACATCGTCTATCCTATCGACGCATACAACACCATCAAGGCGAACAAGACGAACATCGGCACATTGTCGAGCCTGAACACCGCAAGCAAGACTGACCTCGTGTCGGCAATCAACGAGCTTGCTGGCAAGGTCGGAGCGCTTGAAGCAAAAGCAACGGAAGTAACCAACGAAACAACTGAATAATATGAACAGGATGAACATTGAAGGAGTGAGGGAGGGCTATGTGAAGCTCTCCTCACCCAACGGAATAGTTGACACGCGCAACGGCGACGTGTTCGCTGAAGTAATCGTGAAGGAAAAGAGCGCGAAGTGGTTCAAGGAGGTAGAGGACAAGGAGGGATAAGATGGACGATATTATCACAACACTGAATCTCCCTGACGGAATGTGCAGGGGGATTATGATAGCCTTCATGCTCTGCGTGCTCGTTTGCGCGGCGGCGCTGATTGACATGTGGACAGGCATAGACGCAGCGAAGGCGAATAAAGAAAAGATTATGAGCCACGGATTGCGCAAGACCATCCGGAAGATTATTGACTATCTGCGGATAGTGTACTTCTTCCTGCTCATTGACATTCTGGGCGCTGTATTCGTATGGTACAACCTGCCGTACTGCGCGATTCTTGCGACGCTGGGCGTACTTCTCATTGAAGGGCGCTCCGTCATTGAGAACTCGCGGAAGAAGCAGAGCGCGGCTGGCAGAGTGGTGGATGCTGTTCAGGAGATTATCTCGTGCGTAGACAGCGAAAAGGCTCAAAGGATTATCGAGATGATTAAGGAAGAGCCGAAGCACGGCATCGGAAAAAAAAGGAGTAAGTGATGGAGATAACAAGTGACACATTGCGGAAGATATATCCGCAGTCGAAGAGCATTGCAAGATATTGCGAAGCTCTGCACCAGGCAATGCAGGAATGCGGCATTGACACGGCTGCAAGGGCGTGTGCCTTCCTCGCACAGGTAGGGCACGAATCGGCGCAACTGAACTGCGTCGAGGAGAACTTGAACTACTCCGCGCAGGCATTGCGGAAGGTCTTTCCCAAGTATTTCCGCACGACGCAGGAAGCCAGCTCATACGCGCATCATCCGGAAAGGATTGCCAACCGCGTCTATGCCGGACGCATGGGCAACGGAAGCGAGGATAGCGGAGACGGGTGGAAGTTCCGAGGCCGCGGACTGATTCAGATTACCGGAAGAGACAACTACGTGGCGATGTCGGCACTGATGGGGAAGGACTTGACGGTCTGGCCAGATGCTCTGCTGATGCCTTTGGATGCCTGCCGCTCTGCCGCCCTGTGGTGGAAGGCGAGGGGCCTGAACGCATTGGCGGACAGACTATCGGGAGCAGGAGAGCGCAAGATCTTCGGGGCAATCACCAAGTGCGTGAACGGAGGACTGAACGGCATTGACGACAGGTGGGAGATGTACCAGAGGGCCAAAGCGGCAATCGTGTGACCAAAAACGGGAAGCGCCTTCCTACGACGCTTCCCGATAACGAGTATCTATTAGTGCTTTATCCAGAGCCTGAACACTTTGCTATGCTTCGGATAGATACGCACGCCGTTCTTGGTTATATACGGACGATAGATATAATGCCCGTTTGGCTGTTTTTTCGCTGAACTCATCATTAACACCTCCTTTTTGTTTGAGAATTAAGATTTTTGCCCTTCCTACGAGGCAAAAATAAAAACCCGGCAGTAGGAATACCGGGTTCTTTCTCCGAATTAGATTTCTAATGGGAGGCTGATTGGAGGTGTTAATTCTGAAATCAGCGAAAAAACTTTGCAAATGTAAGAGATTTTTGCGCACAAATGCAAATTTTATTAACAAAAAAGTAGCATAAAGTAAAATAAAGTTTACACTAATGAGACTTTTAGAACATAATTTAAGTGCTAAAGAAATGTATAGGAACATACAATTAGTGACATTTCTTGCCGTACTGCTGACATCATGCGGCAGCTCACGACATGCGGCGACCAGCATCGAAACGCACGACAGCACAAAGGTTGAAGTCAGGACGGAGCGCATTGAGCACATAGATACTGTCTATATCGAGCTGCCTCGGCAAGTGGAGCGCATAGTTACACAGGACACGACATCGCGCCTTGAGAATGACTATGCCGTGTCGGAGGCTAGGGTCGAGGCTGGTATGCTTCACCATACGCTGGAGACCAAGGCGGCAAAGGTACCTGTTCCGGCCAAGGCTACTATCGAGAAGATGTACGGCATCACGACCGTTTCAAAGGCTAAAGTCGAAAAAGAAAAGGTCTATATCGAGAAGGAGCTGACAGCATGGCAGCGCTTCAGGCTGCGCGGCTTCTGGGTTCTCGCGGCCGCCGTTGCCGCCATTGGGTTCTGGAAATTCCGGAGTCCGATTCTCGGTTTGCTTACGAAATTGATTTCGTAAGCAAAAAAAGAGGGGCATAAAAAGCCCCCGACTTGCGTATGCAAGATTTATTTTAGCGCCAACTAAAGAAAAAACCCACAACAGCAAACGGGGGCGAAATGCCTCAGTTAATTGTTGTGGGCTTTGTGGTTTTTCTTCAGTGGCTGAGGCGAAAGTTAAACAAAAAATTTTACAAACGTATGAGAAAATCGGAAATTTTCGCCGGAATACTTGCAGACGTCTCCTCGGAGGCAGAAATTGACAGTGACCGGATATTGTCTTCAGAACGCAAGGAAGAGGTCGTGGACGCGCGCTATCTTGTCATCTTCCTGTTGCTCGGCAACGGATTCTATCCTGCAATGATTGCGGAAAGAATGGGCTTGTCGGCCCGTGCCGTCAGGAGCGCAATATCGGGGTTTGAGGCGCGCCTTGCGAACTCGGCGGGTCTTCGTCTTGTCTGCGAGCGGCTGTCTCGAAAGTGGCTTGCATAAATAAGGAAACAACGCGGAAGCAATAGACACTAAACACGGAGCTAGCTGCCTGAATATCAACGAAGATAGTGATATGTTTGCAGCACGATGTACACGTGCCAAGACCGCCGAAGGCAGAAGAGGCGGATAACATTAAAACTATCGAATCATGGACGATAACATGTTACCTTATATCCTTGACAGGAGAGACGATTGTCGCCACAGAGGGTCGAAGGGAATGGCTGCAACAGGTATCGGCTTGGCTGCCGGACTTGGCGGAGGCGCATTGCTCTTTGCGATCGCCGGACTTTGGGGTCTTAACAAGGCTTCGGAGGCCAGAGCGGCAGGAACCAATCAAGGACTTGCAGGCGTCGCCACAGCATTGGCCGCACTCAACGGACACGTCGCCAACGAGCGCGCGTCACGCGAGGCTTGGCAGGCTGCGAACGCGCCTAGCATCCGCAACTATGTGGACGTGAGCAACACGCCTGTCGCTGCATCCACCAGCGTCTCAAACGCCGTGGCTGATGCCCTCGCATTGGCCGCAGCATTGAACAACAACGGCAACGCGCTCAACAGCGCAATCGGTCAGGAGAGCTTCCTGCGCGTGCAGAGGTACTCCGCTCCGCAGCCGTGCGGATGCGACACATGCTCTTGCGGTAATTAACACGAGAGGTTATGGCTCAATTCTTCAGTAAACCACGCATCGACCTGTCGGTGCTTCAGCCGACTTCCAAGCTGTCGCTAAAGCTGACATGTTTGGCCGCCTGCGACAATGACGTGAAGACGGCCACGGAGCTGTACGACTTCATCGCCGGAGATATGGCGCTTCCTGACATCGACCCCGAAAGGCCGACAACCTTCGGCATGATAAAGCAGGGCGCGGAAGACATCTTCGGATGGGTCCAGGAACACAAGGACGAGCTAATGCAGGGCTACCAGCTGATAAGGGGAATGAGGGGCGGCGCAACGGCGGCAACACCTCCGTCTGCCCCTCCAATACCTGATATCTGATGAAACCCTACAAGGCACAATTCTACGTCTATGCCGACAGCGAGCAGGAGGTCCGGGAGCTTGAAAAGGCTCTCCACGACTTTACGGCTGCGCAATACGGCAAAGGCGTGCTGGTCTCCGCCACGAAAATCACGGAGGCTGTCAGAAGGTTCGGCCATAACCTGCTCATAACACAATTCCTGAAATGAGCGACGGACCTAAAAACATCTTCGAGCAGATACTCTACGGCCTTGAGGTCACGAACAACAATATCGTGGAAATCTCAAAGGACATAGCAGCTCTGCTTGAGAGCATCGCCGAGCTGAAATCGGCGATACTGCCGTCAACCGCACCGGACGGGACGGGTACTCCATTTTCCGGTAACCAAGTAAATGAATAACACCATGGCAAAGAACGCAACCATAACTACGACCCTTGCAGCAGGTTCGGCTGCATCGCCTTACTACTTCATGGCCAACCTCACGAAGTCGCTGTGCGCTCCGTGCTGTGCCGCCACGCCGCCCGTATTCGCGCCGAAATTCTCCGTCGTGGGAATTTCCGCCGTCGGAACAGGGCAATACGTCGCGACAATCAACGTCCAGGGGCTTATCACCTACGACCCGTGCGGAACGAACTGCTGCGCGAAGACGGAGCCTGTGAACCAGAACTTCACCATCCCTTTCGCATCGGCGGCAGCGCCGACATCCGTGTCGGTCACCGCCGGAACGACGACAAACGCAATATCCGCACAGCCTTGCAAGGTATGCGGCCGCGTGTTCGTTTCGGAGACGCCTCTCGCGCTTGCGGTCGCATAGCGTCATGACCTGGGCTGCAATGGCGCTGATGACGGCCTTCTCGGTCGCCCTGGCGCATCACCTCGGCCTAGTGGAGAAAGTGGCCGAAACGGCACGGGAAATCGCCGGATGCTCACGATGCTCCGTGTTCTGGGCGGTCCTCTGCGTGCTTCTCTTTGAAGGGGTCAACGCCGTAACCGCTTTCGGGGCGGCAATCATGCTGGCGTACATCTCGGACTGGTTCGGCCTCGTTCTCTTTAAGGCCGCAAAACTATACGACAAGCTATGGCAAAGAATAAACAACAGACGCAACGGACTGACGAACTGAAGCCGCAGGCTCCGGCGGTCAAGACCATCCGGTACATGCCCGTGCCGAAGTTCGGCGCGTGTCCGCAATGCGTCAAAACAAACACTACTACGACATGAACGATATAGCAACAAGGTTCATATCTATTCTCCGTGAGAGGATAGACACGGAAGCCGGACAGGCCATCATCCTGAAAATGGTCGGGGAGATGGACAGCGAAAGGCGCAACATCATCGCCGACGAGTGCGAGGACATGGTCAAGTTCCAGAACTATCTGTCGGAAGACGAGGCTGACTGCATCGTCCACAAGTTCGTGAACTTCGACGGATCCAAAGGTCCGCACTGGTCAGATCCGGACGCTGCATTCAGAGCTGTTCAGGCTCTTGGCATGACTTACGAGGAGGAGGGAGAGTTCAACCGCTGGGCTTTCTTCGCCGTCCTGAACATGGTCTGGTCCGACGAGTGGGGCGTCCTGCACAACTACGTCGAGCAGGAGCAGGAAGTCCGCGTATGCGCGGAACTTGCGCACGCGCGGCTCGAAGACAGAGACAAGGTTTTCTCCGTACGAAAATATTTTAACGTCTAGCCGAAAGTGTCGGACAAAGCACATATCTTTGCACCCGATTTGAGACGGCTGGGAAGCATGGATTTTTCCGAATTTTTACAAATGTTTACAAATAGTTTAACAACGCAGAAATTTCCGCGTGAGATACTTGCCTGACATTCACTTAATTACAATACTAACAGTATAATGAACATTCTACATACAACGGAATTGCGTAATGGAAGTGCATTAAACGGCTATTTAGCAGATTGTTACTAAATAGCCGTTTTTATTTGTTAGAGAAAAATTCCTACATTTGCCCATAATTTGTTTACAAATAGTTTACAACACAAGTTATGGGGTCAATTACTTTTAAGGCCGTCGTTTCTGGCTTCCGGAAGGCTGACGGCACGCAGACTATCAGGATAAGGGTGACGGCAAACAGGAAGGTCAAGTACATCTCGACGAATATCGCCGTCACGGAATCGCAGCTCACGCGCTCCGGAAACATACGCGACCGCGCCGTGCTGGACAAAACGGACCTTCTGATTGCCAAGATGCGTGCAGCGGCCTCGCGCATCGACACGTTCGCAGCCTCGCAGATGTCCATCGACGAGATAGTTCAGTTCATCGGCAAGGAGCAGGACGAAGTGTTCCGGTTGGACTTCTACCGCTTCGCCGACGAAATCATTGCCGGCAAGACTGCCGAGAACACGCGTTATTTTTATCGTAATGCAATGACTGCACTGCGGACTTTTACAGGGAAGAACAGCATGGACATTTCCGAGATCACGTCCTCGTTCATGCGGAACTTCGAGTCCTGGCTTGTCGCAAAATATGGAGCAGGCGCAAGATGCACAGGCGCATACCCTTCCTGCATCGGACACATACATGCGCAGGCACGACTTCGATACAATAACGAGGAGACCGGAGACATCAAGATTCGCAACCCATTCGCATATTACCATCCGGCACGTACAAGGCCTGCACCGCACAGGAACGTCAGCAAAGACACAATTCAGACAATCATAGACAAACGCGGATTGCTGACAAAAGATATAGACAAAAGGGCTGCCGACATGTTCGTGCTGTCTTTCGGCCTGATGGGCATGAACGCCGTTGACCTGCACGGCTGCCTGCCGCCGAAAGGCGATATCCTAATATATAACAGGACGAAAACAAAAGGAAGAAGAGACGACCGCGCTGAAATGCACGTCAAGATAGACAAGCGCATCCGTCCGTTGTTCGACAGCTGGGCAGATCCGACAGGGAAGCGCGCCTTGCGGGTGTACAAGACAATGTCCGCCAACGTGTTCTCCGCCGAGATGTCAGTCGGTCTGCGAAGGGCATGCAAGATCATGGGAATAACCGAGCCGCTGACGTTCTACTCCGCGCGACACACCTGGGCGACGCTGGCATACTCCGCCGGTGTTGACAAGGCGGTCATCAATGACTGTCTCTGTCACATAGACAAGAATATGAGCATTACGGACATCTACATCGCAAAGGACTGGGAAGTCATGTGGAGGGCAAACGAAAAGGTGCTCGACCTTTTCGACTGGTCGAGCACCCAAAAAGATAAATAATGCCGGAATCCGGCATTCTACCAGAAGTCTGCGGAAAATATCTAATAGATTTCCATCCACTCCTCGGCAATGTACATGTCGCGTTTTTCTAGCGCCGTGAAAATTGGATCTATCGCCTGCACGATGGCCGTATTCAATGGATTGATTTCTTCTGAATATTCCGCTTTATATATATGAGGAAGAGCTCCGAAGCATATCGCCTTTGCAGGGTCAGTTCCGTCGAACAGCCCGGCCATGTCATGACAGATATAGCTTGCGTATAGATATGAGCTCAATTTGTCGTCTTCATCGAAGAAGTCCTCTGATTCCCCGACGGAGTTCGGAAGCTGTTTCAAGATGATGGTTTTTCCGCTCCGCTTCGTAATAAGGCATCGCCCTTCGGTAATAATCGCCGCGTCTGCGCGCGTCTTGCGATACATCACATTAATAAACAAGCATGCAGGCATACCCAACGGCCGGACGAACGAAAAACCTATAAGAAGGTTCGGTTCATCATCCTGTGTGGCTTTGCACTCTACGTAGCTGGTCACTAGCGTCGACGTTCCGGAAACACTCTCGTCAATGACCAAGTGCGGCGTTCCCTGGGCATGTGCACACGCAGAAAAACACAATGCCGTAATTATTGCAACAAAAATCCTCTTCATTTCTTTATATATTCAATTTAGAATTAACAGATCCGCCGTTATTACAGCCGATAGTGTAGGTTCCGCGAGTGGTTATGCTCTCCGCCAGCCGGCGGTAGTCTTCCTGTAATTTCCAGTACTTGTCGGTCGCGCTGTGGAGCTGCTCCTTCAGGGCGAGCTTGTCCGCCTCCAGCATCTCAATTCTGCGCTGTTTATCCTCGTTTTCCTTCGTGAAAGAACTTGTCAACCTGTCAAGCAGGGAAATGAGCTTTGCGTTGTTCTTTTGCGACGTGTCACGCGAAGACTGCAAAGAACTGACGTGTGAGGTGTACGCTGTCTCCACCGACTTGCAGGCTTTAGTAAGTTCCTCAATGATGCTGTTTGTCCTGTCGATTCTTGCGTCCGACCGCTCCAGCATGTCGCTAAAGATTTTCACTACGCTTTCATACGCACTGCGCGCGTTGCGCTTGATACCAGACTCCGTGTCTTGGTCATGATCTGAGTCATCCATAATTAATGATATTAGTTTTATGATATACGAGTTTTACGCCAAACTATTGCCGTTTGGCGACTATTAATTGTCAATTCTTGACAACACGAAATCCGCGCCTACTTCAGTTTCGCATTAATCTCCTTGAGCGTGACGGACATATCCGCGAACACCTTAATCCCTGAATATATCAGCAGGGACAGTATCAGGACAACAGAAACGCCGCACAATATAAGCACTATGGAAAATGAATTTCCGTTTAGAATTTCACTGATTCCCATGAGGAGGCCTAATACGGCTACAACTATACCGAGAACCAGAACGGCCGATGCCGCCTTCTGCAGAGTTTTCTCGGCAAAGAGGTTGATGTTTACGCTTTCCTGTCTTGCGGAAGCCGTGCTCGTTGTTTCTTCCATAACGATATGTATTATTCATTGGTTGTTAATTATTTTTCACTAGCGCGCGGAGAAAATCTATCTGCGCCTCCTTGTCCTTCAGCTGTTCCCTCAGCATCTCGTTCTCCTTCTCCAGCACCGCCATCTGCGTAGCTGCGTCGCCATCTTTCGGGCGATTGCCTGCCCTGTTCTGGCCTATCTGGACATTCACATCGCCGGCGTTGTTATTGCCGGCGTAAATGCCGCCGTTATCGACAAGCATCTTCGTATCCCATCCCTGCGTATTATTAAGAAGTAAGCTTAACTTTTCTAAAGGCAACTTACTCGCACCTGTTTCGACCATAGAAATAAAGGCGCGAGTCGTGTTCAGATACTTCGCCAAGTCTTCTTGTTTTAATTTATTTGCTTTTCTAAAAGCATGTAAATCAGTCATTTATCAATAAAGTAAAAGATTTTTTCAAAAAAAATGTAAGTAATTACTTGCAAATGTAACTTACCTTGCTTACCTTTGCAATAACAAACCAACCTACAAGGGGCAAAGGTAACAAAAAGTAAATAAAAAACAAGTATTATGACACACAAGGAAATAGAAGCAACAATCCAGAAACTGATGGCTGAATTCAACGCTAACAGGACGAAGATTCAGGAAGCGCGCAAGGTTAAGGATTGGGATATAGTTGACACGCTCAACGAGCGCCAACGCGAAATAAACGACGAACTGAACGCTATAATACAGGAGGCGCACAATGAAAACTAGACGCGAATGGGATATTGACAGGATAGCACGCCACGCCATCGGCTGGGTGATGCTGGCGGCCGGAGCCGGCTACCTGTTCTTCGGAAACTACCACTGCGGCATGGCCAGATTCCTTGCATGCGCCGTATGTGTCGGGATATGGACTGCGGCGACGATAGACGACAATGACCCGAAACGAACCCGCGAGGGCAAGTGAGGATACTCTAACATAACTAGCAACCGCCTGCACACATAGCAGGCACGTGCAGGCGGACAACGGCGGTAAAACGAGGATATTGGGACGCACCTCGGAGCATATAACCTGACAATGCATCAAAAGCCTCGCGGTCAGGGGAAAGCCTAGGATTGCAGCATGGTTCGAATCCATGCCCGCCGACCAGACGCAGGGATGCGCGAGATAAGCCAAAAAACTCCGGCGATCCGCAGAACGGACGCCGCCCTGACTGGCACTGGATAGTCCTTTACAGGGTTGGCAGGGAGACTTCCACGGGTGGCGTGGCGCTCGACGGCTGACAGCGAAAACAGACCGGCAGCGTGGGAGGTTCGAGACCTCCGTCTTCCTCTGATAATTGAAACAAAACGAGAAAGAAAATGGAAGGGAAAATCAGCGTATTAGGAACAATCAAGACTTTGGGCGTCGGCGAGATCTTCGTCTTCAAGCCGGAGCAGATAAAGTACACGTCGCTGCTGTGCGCGTGCTCCAAGTTGCGCATGGACAACAAGCGCGTGCGCTACAGCGTAAAGACATTGCCTAGCGGCAAATATCAAGTAACACGTATATCATGAGCAGCATAGAGGTATTATCGCGCGATTACGCACAGGTGAGCGAACTCATCGCCGGCGCCATCATCAAGAAAATGAAGCCGGTCGACGACGAGCTCAGCGAGAACGAGGCACAGAAGGCCTACGGCACCCGCTGGCTCAACCGGATGAGAGACGCAGGGCTTGCGGTGTTCGCGAGGATAGGTAACAAGAAGGTCTACAGCCGCCACCAGCTTGACTGCCTGAAGGCAGCGGAAAGGGAACAAGCGCGGCTGATAATGAAGGAAAAGAACTGAACCATGGACGGGAAGATAACAGCGGCGGACGCACTGAAACTTGCGGAAGCAAGGCACATGCAGGTGGCGGATTTCAACGAGGCGTTTCTGGCCTCTTTCGACACCGAGGAGGCGCGAGACATCGCCGGCGGCATGATGCGGCACCAGTACCGCCGCGAAATGTCCATGGCAGGGCTACAATGAAGGAGGACCAAAAATGCACAAGTTCGAAATTAACGACAAGGTCGTCTGGAAAACAGCAAACGGCACGGCGAGCGGCAGGGTCGTATGTTACGACACGCTGGGGTTCGGCTACATGATCGTGGCGCTACCCAACAGCAGGAGGATGCTCGTGAACGAAAGCAGCGCGACGGCCTGCAATGACGCGACAACGGGAAATTATCATTGTTGACATAATAACAAAGTCCTTCGCAGCGATGCGCGGGCACGGAGACGCTGGGCAAGTGTGTAATATTGTGGTTATAATGGTTTTAGCATCAGTTTTCAGCCGGCGGTTCCGTCCAGCCCTTGCGGGGATGACACCTTTCAGGGGCTCTAACAACAAACAAAAAACAAGTGTATGGAAAACAAAACAAACTCAAAGACGCAAAGTGGAGTCTACCGGAAGATTCTGGAGCTTCAGAGGACAGTCAGGGCTCTGCTTCCCAACGCCAATGGTGGAGGCGACAGAAACTCATATAAGTACGTTTCTGGAGCTAAACTGCTGGGGTATCTGCGCCCGAAAATGGACAATCTGGGAATCATCCTGAAGCAGGAGATCGTGGAGGAGTCGCACGAGCGGATAGATTACGCCACGGCCTACGGCCACAAGTCAGAGATGTTCACAGCGCTGAAAATGCGCTTCACGTGGATAGACGTCGAAACTGGCGAGCGTGACGAGAACGAATTTATCGCCTTCGGGCAGAACGGATGGGATAAGGGCCTAGGAAGCGCGCTGACATACGGCGAAAGGTATTTCCTGCTCAAGTTCTTCCACATCGCTACGGACGAGGACGATGTCGACGCTTTGCCTATCGAGGATGCCATGCCGGCGAACGTTCAGATGCCGCCGACACCAGCACCGGCACCACGGCCGCAGCCGGCTCCGGCCATTCCGCAGGCACAGGCACCAGCACCAGTTCCAGCTCCGGCGCGGGGCAAACAGCAACCGGTACAAGTGAAAGTTGTACAAGCGGGCGATGACACCTACATGAAGCTGATCGCCAGAATCAACAAGGGGCAGCTCGACACTACCGACAAGGCGCTCAAAAGCGGTATGGTCTTTTCCGGCGAGGCCCTGGCAATGCTGGAGCAGGCACAACGAGATTTCAAACCAATTACAAAATAAAAAGCATTATGACACAAGACACAAAAGCGAAGAGCATGTCTCTTTATGACCTTCAGGCTCTAGCATTCAGGACGGAGCTTGAACTTGAAGACAGCGGCGGAGAGTTAACGCCGGAGATTGAACAGGCATTGGCCACGACCGAGGTTGAGATTCCGCGCAAGGTGGACGCATACAAGGGCTATCTGGATTTCCTGAAGGCGCGCGCGGACCAGCTCCAGCAGACCATCAAGTCGCTTCAGAGCAAGAAGAAGGCTGTCGAGAATGCCGGCGAGAGGGTGAGGAAGTATGTGAAGGACACGATGGGCGCCTTTGGTCTGCGGAAAATCAAGGGCGACGTCTACACTGCCACGCTGACGGAGCGTGACGGCATCGAGGTGAACGAGGAGGAGATTCTTGCACCTTACAGGGAGAAGGCGATGAGGCTTTCCGAGGCGTTGCCGGAATACATATCGGTCGAGCTGAAAGTCAGCAAGACAGGCATCGCGGATGCAATCAAGGGCAACAACGTGCTGCCGCTGGGTATAACCAGAACGAAGACGGACACGTTGACAATTCGCTAGACCATGACATCAAGCAAGAGAGATTCATTCGTCTATCATCTCAGCTGGGAGGAAGTTTTGGACAACTTGCCAGAGGAGGTCAGGGAGGAAGTGCGCGGCGGCATTATTGGGTATGCTCGCACGGGGGTCGCTCCTGAACTGAAACCTTTGGCAAAAGTAGCCTTCGAGTTCGTGAAAAGAGACCTGGACAGGGATTTCCAGCGCTATCAGGACATGGTTGCAAGTCGAAGCGAGAGCGGTAAGAAAAGCGCAGCGGCGAGAGAAGCAGCAAAATCAACAAGTGTTGCTTGTGCTAAACAAAATCAGCAAAAGTCAACAAAATCAACAAGTGTTGCTTGTGCTAAACAAGAGGCAACAAAAGCAACTGATTATGATAATGATTATGATTATGTAACACATAGTGTGTGTGTTAATAGCGCGCAGGCGCGCGCGAGCACACCACCAACACCACACACAGATTTCGATTTTTTCTTCCCTACCTTTTGGAAAGCGAACATCTGCCAGCCGGCAGCAGAGACACAGCGGTTCATAGACTATTACGAAGCTTCAGGCTGGGCGCTGGAGAAGGGAGACCTTCTGGACAGCGACGCGAAGAGGCTGGCGAAGGCCAGAATCTGGAAACCGAAGAAGGAGGGGACGAGATTCCCGCCGAGGTTCGCCGAGATCTGGTCAGAGCTCGCGGAACAGGCGCCTGACAATATCCGACGGCAGATGTACGAGGACGGCGTGGCTGTCCACATGGAGAGCCGGAGCGTCTGCACGTCCATCGAGGTGACGAGGGCTGTGAAGCAGTGGCTCATGGATTCGTCCAACGCGGCAGCTAGGGAGCTGATTCTTGGGAAATGGCTACGCGGCAACCATAACAAGCCGGTGCAATTCCCTGTATATGATTGACAATTAAAACATTAAAAAACAAAATTATGGCAACACTAAACAAGGCAATACTCATCGGCTATGTAGGCAAAGAGCCGGACGTGAGGTATCTGGAAACTCCGGAGCATCCGAAGGTGGCGCAGTTCTCGCTGGCCACGACGGAGCGGATGAAGTCAAAGGACGGGGAGGTCAAGGAATTGACCGAATGGCACAACATCGTGGCGTGGCGCGGTCTGGCGGACGTGACGGAAAAGTACATACGCAAAGGCATGCCGCTCTATGTGGAGGGCAGGCTGCGTACCAGAAGCTGGGAATCGAACGGCAAGACGGCCTACCGCACGGAGATAGTGGCGGACAATATCCAGATGCTGGGAAACAAGTCAGACGGCGAGAGGCAGGCGGCTCCGGCTGCTGGGCAATGGGTATCGCCGAAGCCCGCATACCAGCCGGCAGCTCCACAGGTCCCGGCATACGGCATGACAATGCCGGCGGCTCCGGTATATGACGATCCGAAAGATGACTTGCCGTTCTGACACTTTGCCGCCGGCGGTGCTGACGGCAAGGGAACACCAAGAGATGCGGAGGTGCATCGAGAGGGTTCGGCGCCTTGGTATCAGAGACAACAGGCTGACGAATCTCGTAGACCGCATGTCGGTGACCTTGAAGAAAGGCGCGAGAAGGGCGGAGAAGTCCGCCACAGTGAAACGAAACGACCGAAGTGGTACGGTTGGCCGAATACAGCAGAAGAAATAGAAAATAACAATTCAAATTATGGAAAATAACAAAGAAACGGAGATAATTTTATCCGATGAGATTTTTTATGCGGTCCTGAAGGACGGAACGATTATCAACAATGTCAAGAGTTTGCTGACCATTGACAAGCAAGACAAGTTGCTGTCATCATGTGAGAAGTTGTTAACTGCTGACGTGGATATTCTAAAGGACATTGAAAGTTATACTAACAGAGAAAAGATAATTATCATGATGACCTTTCCTGTCGCGCAATTTTTATCGCGTGAAGCTAAGAAAAAAAGATTAGATGAACTTAAATCTAGCCTTCAAGGAAATCGCCAATGAAAAAGAAAATCACAAAGGAACAGGCCAAGGAGAACTTCAAGGCATTCCGCAAGGAACTACGCGACAGGGCATGGAAGCGCGTCGCCGGCTCGAAGATTCCTGACTTGGTCAAGGTCGGCCTTCTGATGTCCAATGCCCTGTCTCTGATGGCCGCGCAGATTGACGTAATGATTCGCGCGGAGCTCAAGGCAGAGGGCGTGAACGCAAAAACGAGCGGCGGAGAGGGGGACATAATCTGCGGCATGAAGAACTACGCGGAGAAGACAAAGGCTGCCGAGTATTGGTTCGAGCGCGACCTGAAGCCCTATATCGAGGACTGCACGTTCGGCAGCTACGGCGTGAAGGCATACGACGACTTCAACCACAGCTCTGCGGAGGTCATACAGCTTCTGATGCTGTGCGTGGACAGGGGAGAAGTTGACGGCGGCATGGAAAAGGTCTTCCGGTCGCTGCAACGACTGAAGAAAGGCACGCGGTTCTCCGACGAGGACATTGCGAGGTTTGATTTTAAGGAGTAGACGATTATGGACGATGAAATGCTGCTTCGCGTTGTGGATTATGTCCAGCGCGGAAAGAAAAGCTGCGAGGATGCGGCAGAGAATCTTCTAAACCATGAGCCGGCACTTTCTTATTACAGGGGCAAGGCCAAAGCCTTCAGCGAGGTACTGGCGGTTATGGCTCAACAGGGAGGTAGTGATGAAGTTTGAAGCGACATTCTCCGAGCATGGCAGGGTCATGACCAGGACCTATGACAAGCCGGACGCGACCAAAGAGGACGTGATTGAATGGTTCGGGTTGCGTGAACACGACATTGACTGGTTTACAATTAAGGAAATCAACGAAAAGGATTAGAAAATTATGAAATACGATTTTTCAAAATGCAATAATTTGCAATTCAAGGCGAAAGGTAATGAGGGAGAAGTAATGACAGGCTATCTAAAAGTTGCGAAAGAAGGAGAAGAATGTGTGGTGTATGTCTTCTCTGATAAGAAAGAAAATGAAGGTTTAGATAGCAGTCTTCAAATTGTAACAAGACACTACGATCGTTGCGAAATCATAGAAGATTTTAGCGAATGGGCGGAGAAGCACGATCTGGAAATAGTCCCGCGCGATCCGGAGACTTACTCCGACTGGAAGGTTGGTGACCGCGTCGGCTGTATGTCCGGCGCCGAAGTTGTTTGCGACATCGCCGCGAAACTTGGCGAAGTAGTGTTTCTGTCGAAAAATCACTCCCAAGTTTTAACATTACCAATCAACATATTAGTAAGAGATTCCAAACTCATCCTCACGGACTACGAGCAGGAACTCCTGAAAGCACAGGAAAATAAAAAGTGCCCGTTTAAGGAGGGGGACAAGGTGTTAGTGAGAGATTCGGACACTTCTTGGGAGTTTGACGTATTTCAAAATTATGAAGAAAATGCATGTTATTCGTATGAATGTCTTGGCAGTGAATACGAGCAATGCATTCCTCTCAACGAGCACACGTGGAAGCTTTTGGGTACGACGGACGAATACAAGGAGGAGGAATAGTTATGAATGAAAATCTTAATCTCGTTGAAATCTTGAAGCATTGTCCGGCAGGAACAAAATTCTGGTCTTCTGTATGGGGTGATGTGTTTCTGGTGAGAGTAGAGGAAAGAATAGAAGGGAGAGCATTTCTGCCAATAGTCATAAAGGCGCTTTTGTGTGATGAGGTATTTCTTTTCCAGAACGGTAAGTACACTGATGCGGAAGAGGCTGAATGCGTCATATTCCCATCCAAAGACCAACGCGACTGGAGCAAGTTCAAGGGCCCGAAGTTCGACCCGACAGACTTGAAGCCGTTTGAAAAGGTGTTAATCAAACGCCCAGACGGACAATGGACCTGCAACTTTTTCAGTGACATGTCGCTGGAACCAGAAAACGAAAAAGTGTATTGTGTGGGTATGATTGGTTATGAGTGTATCCCTTACAATGAAGAAACCAAACATCTGGTTGGCACTTCTCATGATTGCCCTGATTTCTATAAATGGTGGGAGGAATAGATTATGGCAATGAAACTAAATGATTTTTTACAGAAAGTAATCCTTTTTAGCGGCAAGACACAGGTGCAGGCCGCCAATGAGGCGAAGATATGTCCTCCGACGTTCAATGAGCTGTGCACTGGCAAAAAAGAAATAACTCACGCATACGCAGCGCGGCTTGAAAAGGTGTTCGGCATTCCGGCGCTGGTATGGATGACGTGGCAAACAATGGAAACAATCGAAAAATCTAAAGGAAAATGAACTACAAAGTAACATTCAGAAAGTGCGTATTAAGATGAAGCAGTTTAGTTTAAATGAATACCTCAAGAATCCAACCAGACCGATTGTCACGAGAGACGGCCACAGCGTGAGGATTATTAGTACCAATCGAATCCACGATTATTCAGTAGTCGCACTTATAAATAATGGAGATTCGGAAGATTTGATAAGTTATACGAAAGATGGGGAGGTATATACAAATCTAGAAGATGATTGCGATTTATTCTTCGCGCCTGAACCGAAAACAAAAAAGGTTGGCTGGATGAACGTCTGCAAGTATGGAGACAATCAACACTTCTCTCTCGTGGGTGGTGTTATTCACCCGACACGTGAGCAGGCGTTAACAGAGCGTCCGGATTATGTCGTGGATACAATTCAGATCAAATGGGAGGAGAAATAATGACACCTTTTGAGAACGCGATAAAGGAGTACCTTGACGCTAGGGCAAAGGAAGACGTCAAGTTCGCTGAGAAGTACTCGAATGGAAAGAAGAGCATCGAGGAGTGCTGCAGGTTCATACTGGGAGAGATGAAGAAGAAGGCCGCTGGCGGGATGTACGGGGCGACCGACGCGGAGGTGTTCGGGCTGGCCGTGCACTACTACGACGAGGAGGACATCAAGGTCGAGAAGAACGTGAGCGCCGAAGTCGTCATCAACCGAGAACTGACCGAGGAGGAGAAGCAGGAGTTCAAGAAGCGCAAGGAGGCAAAGGACAAGACGGAAGAGCAGCTGAAAGAGGAAGACAGGAAGCGCAGGGAGGAACTCAAGAAGAGGACGGCCGAGGACAAGAAACGCAAGGAGCAGGAGCGGAAGAAGAAAGAGCAGGAGGAAGAGGGACTGCTGTTCCTGTTTGACGAGGAGGACCTGTAGAATGACGCCGAAGACGAAGAACGAGATTTGGGCCTTGAGGGAGCAGGCGCAATTGCCGGAGCTCCCGCAAAGGACGCTCGACTGGGCGAAGAGAACCCTGATGAGGCACGACGGCTACACGTGGTTCGCCGGAGCCTACAGCAAGAAGCGGAGGGTGGTGTGGTGCCAGAACTGCGGCAGGGTCGAGTACCTTCCGGTGGACGATAAGATAAACGAGAGCGCCTATACCTGCAGGGAATGCGAAAGCGTCCTGGTGCTTGTGAATATAGGCCTGAAGCATCCGAAAGTACAGACTTGCAGCAACGAGTTCGTCGTGGCGAGAGTCCACAAGGGCTGGCAGGTGTTCGAGGGCGTGGAACTGGAGAGGACGGTCAGACTCGGGGAACGGCCGGAATACGCGCTTGCGAGGCGATACGCAATCTGGATCAACTCCAAGGGAAAGGAAGTCATCACCACGACCGCCTACTCAAGGTGCTACAACTACTTCAGGTGGAAGCCAGAGGACGGATGGACGATAGGCAGGCACAACGGAATATTCAGCGGATACTATGTCCAGGATGACACGTTCGACCTGTCCGGAATGAAGACCGCACCGGGCGGCAGATACCTGCCTGAACTGAGGCAGCGGGGCTGGAGGCCTGGAATGAAGGAAGTCTCAAGCCTGAGCATAGAGGAAGTGTGCCGAACCCTGCTGAGGGCGAGCGTGGCGGAGACCTTGCTGAAGGCCGGACAGTACGCGCTGTTCAATGCGCTGGTGTCGGAGGGGAAAGGCAACCGGGTAGAGAAGTACTGGCCGAGCGTCAAGATAGCGCTGAGGCACGGGATGAAGTACAGGACAAAAGACGACATCGGGCTATGGCTCGACTACCTCCAGGGACTGGAGCAGGAACACAGGGATATGAGAAGCCCGAAGTGGCTTCTGCCCGAGGATCTGAACCGGGCGCACCAGGCGCAGATTGAGAGGACGCGTGCGGCTTACGAAAGAAAACGGAGGCTGGCGCAACTGGAGGAGGACAGGCGGTTCGACGAGGAACTGAAGAAGAGAATCGGCATAGTGGCTGGATTCGTCCTCACTGACGGGGACATTGAGATTAGTCCGCTGAAGACGGTCAACGACTTCTACTGCGAGGGCAGCGCCCTGCATCACTGCGTGTTTGCAATGGGCTACTACAAGCGCAAGGACAGCCTGATACTCGGAGCGAAGGTCAACGGCGAGCGCACCGAGACCATAGAGGTCAACCTGAAGGACTTCTCCGTGTCACAGTGCAGGGGCAAGAACAATATGGACAGCCCGTATCACAAGAGGATAATGAGCCTTATGTCGAGCAACCTCGGCAGGCTCAGGGACGTGTACAGGAGGGCGCAGTGCAACGTGATACTATGACAAATAACGACAAATAACGACAAATAATGACAAACAAGGAACTACAAGATAAACTGCGGAAATTCCCTGACGACATGGAAGTCAAGATTGAAGTGGATGAGTATTTCTACGCGAAATGCGCATCGCCGTATAAGGTTCAGCGGCTGCCGATTGGCGAGGAGTTTATCGCTATTGGAGGATCTGGGGAATCCGTAAATGCCGACGAGTTTACAAGGCTATGGCAGAATAATCTGGCAATAGAAAAAAATTAAAAGTCAAATGAACAAGAATATCCGGCAGGCAGTCTATGCGAAATACAACGGACATTGCGCCTATTGTGGCTGCGAGATCGACTACAATGATATGCAGGTTGACCACATCGAACCCAAGTGCCGAGGAAATGAGAGATACGTGGGCCGCGTTGGAGAAGATACTATTGAGAATTACAATCCATCCTGCCGCATGTGCAACTTCTACAAAGGCATGTCCAATGTCGAGCAGTTCCGTAAAAGGCTGCGAGAAGAACTTGATTACAAGCGAACATTCGCTACGCGAATGGCTATCAGATATGGAATCCTAATAGAGAAAGAGTGGGATGGGAAGTTTTATCATGAAAAATAATTATGGCAAGAATCATTTACAAGAAAGGCCTTGAAGGCCAGAACCGCCTCGAATGTATCGAGGGTATCGAAATTGAGCTTCTCAACGGACAGAAGGCTCTCATCTATCCGAAGTATTCGAAGGAGGTGATGCTTCCGGGGAATAATATAGCATCTTGGAAGGCAAAAGGAGTAAACGAGATTGATGCTCTGAAGAAGAAGGACAATCAATGGGCAACAGGAGCGCTCTTGAAGTGCGGAAGTCCTGCGGCCGAATATGTCAGCAATTTCCGCTCTGACAAACACGGCATCTTTGGATTGCCGACACTGCTGGCGGCAATGGAAATTCAAGACCAGAAGTTCGACATCGATGCTCTGGCAATCACTATCAAGGGAACGGATTTGCTTAGCAACTTCACCAGTATCGTATGGTCTTGTTCCAGGAGCAGCAGGATCAGCGGTTTTCTTGCGAGCGGCAACGGAGGTTGTAGCTTAGACGACGGCTTGTATTACCCGTACCTGGTCGTTCCGGTCTTCCTTTACTAACAACGGCGGGG